AAACAAAAGATAATTTATAAGTTTGCATTCCATCAGTAAGATTAGTGATATTGGAAATTTTGATTATTCGAAACTTTAACTTCATTATACCTTCATTCTCACTACCTGAAAATGGACCTGGAATTAAATTTTGATTCCTCTGTCTTTCTAACCCTTTTGTTTTTACTTCAACATGAAGAGTTTCTTCTCCAATAATAGGAACACTTTCACGTAATCCCACACCATCTTGTATTTGTATATTTCCTGTAAGATAACTTCCAAAAAGATCCTCATAGATATTTAAGTCTGACCACGCCGCTCTTAGATCTACTTCTCCCTCTCCATCATGCATGTGGGGAGATTTAAGCACTAATTTTCTAAGCTCAAAATCGCCAGGAAATGAGGGTATTTTTTCATGTTGTGGATGTTTTAAAAATTCGCTTTTAGTTCCATGATCGGTTGATGTTGTAGTAGTACTTTCACTAGCACTTCTCCTATCAAGAACTTTACCAAAGGCTTCTTCAGGCATTATCCTAATTTCTCCGCATGTTCAGAAAGTATATCTTGAACATACTTTCTATCAATCAACTTGATATCTCGTTTACTTTCATTTCTATCTACTTCCCAATCATAACAATATATAAGTTTTTTATCTGCGACATCGAGGGCATCATAAGTTGTTTTATCAACCTCAATTGTAGCTTCCGGAATTGCTTCTGATACACCTGTTGCTTCAATTCTTGTTCTAATAATTTTTTCATAATGATGTATACCATTTTTTGCTGTTGCTAGTGAACCATACTTATTTTTAATATAAGCCCCAAATTCTCTTGAATTAAACGGCCAATCAAAAATAGGATCTGATATATCATTGATTAAAAAAATCAACCATGTATATTTTACATTACCATACGCCTTGTATGCTGTTATATCTGGACGTTCTGATTCTGGTATAGAATAAGGAAAATAATTTACAATAGAGTTTGTAAGAATACTTTTTATTTTCGCTTTTGCCATGATATTAATCACAGTCTTATATTTCGGTGGTTTCAACCCAGAAATATCATATCTAATTTGTGGATAATGTTGAAAAAATTCAGACATAATTTATTTTCTCCCTTTAGAACCCTTGTTGTACTTTTTCTCTATACATTATATCTATTTCCATAAACGAAAGTTTCATTTCTATACTTACTGGATATTGTGTACCATCAAAAAATAGAGGAAGACTTTCTGTAGTGAAATCTAAATCACAATCAGTCAATACAGATCTACCCACATTAAACATAGGATTAAGAGCTGTGCTTGGTAATTCTTCTCCATCAATAAAAAAGCTAATCGTAAATATATCAGGATATCCAAACAACATCGATGGTGCTGTTTGGTTTTCTCCCCCTTGATGAGATGGTAACATTGCCGCTTTAAATGCATTTACAATTCCCACACAATCGGCCGATTCTCTTTCATCTTGAGGAAACATCTTAAAAGTATATGAGTGCTTCCTCATATCGGTAGGGCCTTTAAATGCAGCAACAGTAAATGGATTAAGTACAACCCCCTGTTTTCTCTCAATCAAAGTTTTCATTCCTTCTATCTTTTCGGCTCCTTTGAGTAAAGATACTGTACCTACTTCACTTTGCATTCCAGATGTTGACGCTCCAATATTTTTCTTTAATGCCTCAATTCCACCAGATATAGGGTTTTGCATTTGGGATATTGCTCTATCTCCCATTGCACCCAATCCACCTAATTGTGCATTTTCATATTCTGCTTTATATGCTGTAGTTAATGCATCGCCTGGGATATACATTGCTATGTCTAGATTTTGTTGACTTTGATTTTTAAAATCGAAACTTTCAAACAATACCCAATTCTGAAATTCTCCATCTCCATTATTACCAAGTGTGGGGGGATATTTAGAGATGAAAGCTGGCCTCGCCGCTGGATCAGAGGGGGGAACAAAAGAATCATCTAGCTCACACAGAGCTAATGGGCCTTCGTAATCAAACGATTTTTCAGATTCTTTAACTAATTCACCTCTACCTTCATCCCAATGGTATATTACTTCTGTGTAAATTTTCATTACAGACATCCTTTTGTATTTGGTTTTATTAAACTATCTATATATTTATATGAGATATAGAGGTAAGTTTCGTCCACAAAACTACAAAAAGTACAAGGGCGACCACACAAATATAGTTTATCGTTCTGGATGGGAATTAACCTTCATGAAATACCTAGATAGACAGCCTGAAGTCTTGCGTTGGTCTAGTGAAGAGGTTATTATACCCTATCGTTCCCCTATTGATAATAGATTACATAGATATTTTCCAGATTTTTGGGTTAAAACTACTCAAGGAGAATCTTTAATAGAGATAAAACCTAAGAAACAATGTCAGCCACCTAAACTTAACCCTAAACACAAAAGAAGATATCTCAAAGAAGTAAAAACATGGGGTATTAATGAGGCCAAATGGAAAGCCGCGGAATCATATTGTGAGATCAAAGGGTGGAAATGGCAAATAATAACAGAGGACACTCTAGTAACTAAATAGTAATATGGCTACAGTAGAAGAATCATATTTAGATAAATTAAAAGACGCGATAAAGACTAACCAAGTCACCGCAAAGGCTAGGGCTGCGGGTAATTGGTTTCGTTCAATTGTTAATAGAACAAAAGGAGCATTTTCTAGTGAAACACCACAGAAAATACTCTCACGTACTGAACAATTAGAGTCAAAGAGTGTATTAGGGAAGATGTATTTTTATTCTTATGATCCTAAACACAAGGCTACACTTCCCTGGTATGATACGTTCCCTTTAGTTTTTCCTATTGAGAGATATAACGATGGTTTTCTTGGATTGAACTTTCATTATCTTGCACCAAAAGATAGAGCTATATTAATGGATCAACTTAAGGGATTTGCTACCAACAAAAAATATGATGAGACTACAAGACTAAGACTAACATATAATATGTTAAAAGGGTTTACTAAGTATAAAAGAGCAAAACCCACAGTACATCGATATTTGACAAGTAAGGTTAAATCTAAGTTTGTTCTAGTTAATTCTGATGAGTGGGAAGTCGCACTTTTTCTACCAGTAGAGAGATTTAAAAAAGCAAGTAAAAAACAAGTATGGGCTCATAGCGGAGGAATGTACTAATGGCCACAACAAATTTTGGGGTATCGGACTTCATGGCCAAAATAGATGGTCTAGGAAGTTATGCGAAAGCGGATAAGTTTACTATACAAATTATCCCACCTGAGTTAACAAGGCGTCAAGGAGCTATTGATCCAGCTACAATAGAATTTCTCGCTAAGAAAGTTTCATTTCCTGCAAGAACATTTGGTACAACTACCTATCGATCTGCGGGAATGTTTGGTTTAGAAGTTCCCTATGAGACTACATACGAACCTGTTGGTATTTCATTTATGGGTACAAACGATTATTCTGTAAGAAAGTTTTGGTTAGACTGGTTTGAGTTTATTCAAAGAACGGGTGATACCGCATCAGGAAGTGTGGGTAGATATAATATGAAATATTATAAGCAGTTTAAAGGAACAGTAACAATTACAAGTTATGATGAAGAAGAGGGAATGAACGAAACACATAAAATAAAATTACATGATGCATGGCCGAAATCAATATCGGCAATAGAATTAGGATGGGATCAAAGTGATCCTTTAGAATTTGATGTAGATCTTGTGTATAGCAGATGGACACACGAAACATAATGATATTATTATAGGAGTAAATTATGGCTTTACCAAAGGTGGCGACACCTACTTATGAATTGAAAATACCTTCGACTGGACAAAAAGTTAAATACAGACCCTTTCTTGTAAAAGAAGAAAAGGCTCTATTGATAGCTTTGGAAAATGGTGGAGAAAAAGAAATGTCTCAGGCAATGCAAGATATTATAGTTTCTTGTACTGAAGGGGAAGTAAACATTAAAGATTTAGCACCATTCGACATTGAATATTTTTTCCTTAATCTTAGAGGAAGATCTGTAGGGGAAGAATTAGAAATAAACGTTCCTAGACCAGAAGGATTTGAATGTTGTAAGGATGCAACTCCAGGCGATGTCGTTGAACTCAAAATAAATATTGACGATATAGAATTAGATACATCTGGAATGAAGTCAAATGAAATAGAGATTACGGATGAAATTGGATTAAAATTAAAATTTCCCAATCTTGAAACAGTACAAAAATATGCAGCTGATGGTGAAAACATAAAATCTGAAAATATCTTTAAATTGATTAGTGAATGTATTGATTATATTTGGGATGGTGATGATATTTTCAAGGGTAAGGATTCTAGTAAAAAAGAGCTAGATGATTTTATTGAGTCTCTTAGTTCAGGTCAATTCCAAAAGATAAGGGAATTTTTCGAATCAATGCCAAAGATTAGTCATGAAATACAATGGGTATGTCCGATATGTAAGAAAGCAAAACCACTAGTTCTATCGGGGATTGACTCTTTTTTCGGATAGGGCTGAGTCACGATTCCCTGGCGAACCACTATCAAACAAACTTCGCCATGATTCAGCATCACGGTTGGAGTCTAACAGAGATAGAAAACATGATGCCTTTTGAAAGGCAAATATATATAATACTTTTACAGAATTGGGTAAAAGAAGAGAATGACAGAGTGAAGGCAGAAAACGCAAAGCATAATAGATAGGAATTAAATGGCCGCAACTTTAGATTCAGTAACGGAACAAATAAAAGCAGGTAATACTGCAAGTAGAGATCGTGACAATTCAAGCATGAAAATCTCTACAATGACTCTTGAAGTTCTTCAGAGTATGTTGGATCTTAGTTTAGATGATTCCGCTTCGGCCAGAGAACGAGCAAGAGAAGCCGCAAGATCCGCCAAAGACCCAATAAAAAATGCAACCCCCGATTCAAAAGCTGAAGAAGTAAAAGCAAAAGGATTTTTCTCTAAAATGGGTAAGGCTGTAATGAGTCCTATTGGTGCAATGGGTAAAAGTATGAAGACAGCAGGAAAAGGAATTGGTGGTTTTCTAAAAGGTCTATCTAGTGGACTAGCATCATTTGCTAATCCAGCAGTATTAATAGGTGTAACTGTTATGTCCGTTTCCCTTCCAATATTCGCGGCAGGACTCGCTGCAGCTTTCAAAGTATTTGAATTGATTGCGGGTGAAGGTAAGGCATTAGAATTTGTTACTGGTATAATCGAATCTCTAGGTGAAGCAATTGGAACTATTCTTCATAAGGTTTTAGTGGGTTTTGGAGAAATGGTAAAACGAATGGGTCCTTTTATTAAAGATTTCTTTGATGGACTCGCTGTTTTAGTTAAAGCTTTAACCCCTATTATTACAACACTCTTCAAAGTAATAAAAGATATTATTACTGATCCCGTCCTCAACAAGACCATCCAAACAGTATTAAACGCAATTGTAGAAGCTATTAGGTCAATTGAAAGAGTTGTTATCGCTTTTGCTCCAGTAGTGACAACGCTTATTGAAGAAGTTGGTGCTGTTATTATTGCAGTGTCCGGTAATATAGAGGGAATTGTTGCAACAATTGGTAGTGTAATTGAAAAAATACTAGGTAGTTTCGATAACGTAGTTAACCAAATAAAACCTATCATTGAACAAATTGGCGCCACCATAAAAACAATTATAGATTCTATTGGTGACAATATAGGTAAAATTGGAAAAACTATAGAAGGAGTTATCACTGCTATTGGTGATTCTGTATCAAAAGTAGTTGGTTCAATTTCAGATCTCATTACAGCAATAGGTGCAACCATCTCAGGAGTAATAGATTCTGTAGTTGGTGGAATAGAACGATTATCCACACTTGAAGCCGGTAATATGTTGAAAGTTGCAGCTGGGCTTAGCGCAATAGGTGTAGGTCTTATAGCCTTTACTGCTGGTGCAGCCATTGCTGGTGGTACTATGCCTAGCAAAGAACAACTTGAAAGTGTAGCTACTAGTATCGAAAGATTTGGGAAAATACCTTCAGAGATGCTTGCACCGGTTGGTCAAGGTATGAAGGACATAGGTTTAGGATTGATGGCTTTTGGGGCTGGAAGTTTTGTAGCAAGTTTACTTAATGATCCTAAAGGATTAGATGCTGTTGCGGATACCCTTTCAAAATTTGGAGCAATAGATGCAACTAACTTCGCATCTGTTGGAACTGGTATTCAAGCAATAGGGAGTGGTTTACTGAAATTTGGTGGTGGTAGTTTTATCTCTGGTCTTTCTGAGGCATTTGGAAAATGGATAGGTGCAAGTGATCCTATTGAAAGGTTTCAGAAGTTCGCCGCAATAGGGCCAGGACTAAAACAAGCTGGAGATGGAGTTACAGCTCTTGCTAAATCTTTTGATGCTTTCAATACTGATAATCTAGAAAGAATCGGAGATGGTCTTGATAATTTTATGGGTAAAGTTGATATGAAAAAATTGACGGCTTTCTCAGCGGCTACAGAAGGATTAATGACGGGTCAAATGTTAGCTCAACTACAAATACAAGCTAATCAAGAAAGTGGTAAGACTGGAGGAAACACAACGATTGTCACTAATCAAAATATGCAAACTAATCAATCTAGTGCTGTTATGCTTCCTCCTGATCCTGTATCTCCGGGCGATAGTGATGTTATGAATGTACGTATCGTATCATAAGGCTTTATAAAAACCATCCGAAAGATAATAGATAATAGCATCTATCAAATCAGGCGATCCCCAAGCCGACACACACAAACAAATCATTATTACCAAAAACCAAAATCCATACATAGTATTATTCTCCATTAATCTTGCTCAGCTAGCTTTGCAAAGTAGGAGTACTCTTCCGAATCACCGGCTGTTCCTGCGGATTCTGCACTTGTTGTTGATTCAACTACAGGTGGAACGTGAGGAGTGGTCATAGGTTTACCACCATCAAAAGGAGCATCATTTTTTGGAGTTGAAGGAAATTGATTTTCTGGAGTAGTTGTTGTTAACCCTAGAACACGATCTAACTTTTCCTTCAGGTCTGCATAAGACTTGAAGTTCTTTTCATTAGTAAACTCTTCTAATGAATGTTCCTTCTTCCAGATTTCTTCCATCTTAGCTTCATCTTCATCAAGAGGTGTGGGGTTTTCAAATTCACTTTTATCATAGTTCGAAAAACCATCGATCTTACGAATCTTGATTTTGAAATTTGCTCCTTCCCACAAATCAAATGGATTAACTGGAGTCTCATCTTCAAATTCAGGATTCATCTTATCATTAAGTTTATCCCAAATCTTCTTACCATACTTATATAACCGAATCGTTCCTTCGTTCTGAGGATTGGCAGGATCTTTCATAACGTAAACATTTGAAATATAGGTCAACCTACGTTTCTGTTTACGGGCAATATCTTTGTTTGCTTCAATACCAGAATTCCAAAGAGTTGAATTATACTCACTTACTGGATCTTTCTGACCAAGAGTAGTTAATGAGTTTTCGATATACCATCCACCTGGGCCTTGAAATCCATGATTCCATGAACGGGACCACGGAAGGTCTTCACCATCAGGCGCGGGCAGGAATCGAACTACTGCCATACCGTTACCTGACTTGTCCAATTCTGGACGCCAGAAACGATCATCATCACCTTGACCTTGAGATGGGGTATTGAGTTTTGCGGTTTCTTTTAGGAGGGATTGGAGTTTATCTCCACGTTTTTTCTTCATATCTGCGAACGACATATGTTTCCTTTCGTATATTTCGTATTGCGTTGTATTAATTGTATTGCGATGTATTTCACTTAATCATCATATAGTTATATTATAACACACTTTTCTTATTTGTCAAGTATGTTAAAGAGGTAATTTGGAAGTCTTAGGTATGAGATGAAGATCTTCGGCTTCATCTTGAACATTCTGTTTAAGTTTTCCTATTACCATCTTTCCTGCCGTTTCCGGCTCTAACTTATTTTCCTCACAATAATGCATGATAGCATCTATGTAAGTCATGTGAGTCTTTTCAACTAAATTCTCAATATTCTCTATGAAGATTATTGAGTTATTCATTTTAACTGCCATTATTTATTTAATGCTTCAGATTCCTTATGTTCTGGATCATCTTTATCTTTGAACCAGTAATCCGTGCTCTTCGCTAAGACCGCCACGTAGGCCCCAACCAGTATGTTTATGAGATCCCGTGAGTCTGCTTTTAAGTCTGTAAAAAATAATAACCAAACTAAAAATAAAAATGTTAATACGATAGCCCAAGATATAGAAAATCTTGCCCACCAATTCATTACTTTTCTTCTTTCAATCGCGGACACGGTGACTCCTATCTCTGCTTTTGTTATTTTTGAATTTGCCATAATTATCCTTCAAATTATTAATCTTCATCCCATTGAAGAAGTGCCATTTTACCTTGTTCTGCAAGATACTCTCTGTTCTTCCAATGTTCATCTTTAACATCATCTTTATTCTGTCCTGTATAACCAACTGCATGGCCATTCTCACATAACCACTTATTTACATTTGTCCATCCACCATGTTCACCTTCAGCATTACAGTTCACCCAAACCTCACCTAAGATTCTACCGAACTTTCCACGACTGTCTGCTTCTGGACATCGAATTTCAATATCAATATCATCTCTATCAGACATAGTTGCCCAATGTACCCACGACTTGAGTGCGGCCTTACTGAGTAATCCATACACCTTTTCATTCTTATGTCTTGTTCTTGATTCAGGCGTATCAATTCCTAAAAGTCTTACACGATGTTTAACCATCACATCAAACCCCAAATCAAAGACACAATCAATAGTGTCTCCGTCTACTATCTTTGTTACTGCTTCGACCCTATAAACGAATTCACAAGGTTCTTCTAATGTGTACTCAGCCACGAACATCCTCCCATTCTAATTTCCATTTATCTTTTTCACCACCACCTGCGGCAACTATAAGTTCTACTTTAATTCGACCTAAATCTTCTGTTTCAGGATAAAGATAAGTATATCCTTGTCCACCATAATTGTGATTAACTTCATGAGGTTCACCCCTTTCAATTCTTCCTGCTAAGTCTATCAAGTCTCTAGTTTCTATATATTTTTCATACTCTAGTCTTTCCATTAAAACCCGTGTGGATCTACCAGGCTCTGATTTATAACCACCTTTATACTCCATTGACATAAATTGACTCCTATTGAAAGTTAGCTGACCGTGCTTCTGTTCCTACGTGACGGCCACAACGCGTATTCGAATTACTTCTTTTCTACGAATTCATACAGCTCGGATGCCTTCTTCTTAATATCCTCAATGGAATAAGAATCGGGCTGAAGTTCACTCCATAACTTCATATTTGCTTCGCCTTGTTCTTGTGCGAGTGACCATGCACTTGTCACATAATCTTGGTTGCGTTGAGCTTGGTCTTGGAGATAACCTTGTGCCATCTCTAAAAGTTTGAATCGTAGTTCAAATGGATTAGACATATTGTCCTTTCTCTGTGTGTGTTATTGTGTGTAGTGGGGGAATTCTTCTGTTCCCAAGTGACCCCCCAAGACTAAATGTCTGAACTCGGCTATAATCTACGCAGCGAGTGCGTAAGAGTATGCAGTATAATCGTTATTATTTGCGATTACTTTATTTAGACCTTTGCGGTGGTGCTTCAACCGAATACCTCTTTATCTGCCTTCACAATCAATCGAATTCTATTACAGCCCCATCAAAGAATTACATACTATAATTAAGATATACCCACGCTATACCCATTCCTAATAATGTCAGAGTAAAAAACCATGTTAATACCTTATCCATATAATCCTTTGGTGGAGCTGATCGGAATCGCACCGATGTCTTAACTGTTATCCAGATACTTCAACAGTATCAGTATTATTTAGTTCATATAATTTCTTGGCTTCCCAAATTTTATCAATCCAATCATCACGTTTTTCCACAAATAATTGTGGTTGTTCATTATCAACAGCAATCACTATCACTACTTGTGATACGGGTATCTTTGTAAGTTCTTCATATGCTACTCCATAGAATGCTCCTTGAGCAAAATAACTTTCACACCATTCCTTTTTCTTTGTTCTGTTACTAGTCTTGTAATCTATTACCGATAAAACACCATCAAACTCAGCGATTAAATCTGTCCTACCAGCAACACCGAAATGATCTGAATATAAAGCTAACTCAACTCCGTGAATGTTGTCGATTCTTTCAAGGATCGGTTCAATGGTGTGGAATAGTTCTGCAATGTACGGTAACTCCCCCTGTAGAAATCCTTCTTCGTTTTTGATATAGGATTCACAGAGATGATGTAACAGGGTTCCTCTACGGGAGGCTTTTCCTGAGATCTTGTTTGCTTCGGTTTCTCCAACCCGTTTTCTCCAAGCCTGTATTGAAGCTTTGGAGAACTCGCTAAGAATTGTTGTGATGCTTGGATATAGTTCACCTTCAGGTGTGACATAATTCCTCTTACCATTAATGTTTTCAGTTCTCATACCAAAAGACAATTCAGGTCTATTAGCAAGATGTGTAAATTTTTTCATAATGTATTACCAGGAAATCTTTTAGAATTTTTCAGATCCTTAATTTTGTCGTTATACCAACTTGGTACTTTATTATTTTGAGAATGTTTAGTCTTTATATTATCATAACCAAAATATGGTGCTGCCATTACTTGTTTAACTTCACCTTTACATTTAATACTCATGTGTTTGGTTTGTGGAATATCTTGTTGACATGGAGTTTCACAAGGTTCATTACGATCTGCTATTTTTAAAGTCTCCTCAAATGTGTGTCCACATTCAGAACATTGATAATCATACGTTGGCATCTTCTATAATCCAGCTTGGGGGTGTTCGTGTTGCGCCTTCTGGTGTACTCCACTTTGCATCATTATCCTTACTCCATTGACTATAGTAATTTCTATTTCCGGCAATGATATTTTGTAGTTCATCTTCTAGGCCGGTTTCTATACAATTTTCTGGAATATTTTGGGGAGGAGTGGTAAGATCACCTTCAGTTATATTATTTGGAATATGACTTAATTTATTATATAAGTTATTCCACGAATCATGTATTGCATCAAACCGATACCAATATTCTTTATTAAGCCAAAACCAAAGATCATGCATCCATTGGTAATTGGCTCTAGTATCTTTAGACCAAGCTACCGCTGTTTCCATTTGAACAAATGGGAAGACGGGATCTAAGGGTTCAAGATCTTCAAGTATCGGCCCTTCAGGATCTAAGAGATGATGAGCATTAGACAAAATTTGTGCATATACTGGAATCATCT